TCCGGAAAATCGTCTGTAGCCGATGCGGCGGCAGGTTCGCCGCGACTTCGGCCGATTCAGGATCTGCATGCAAACCACGGCCGACCTTCGTCCAGCCCTTGGCGGCGAGCGCGTCCCGGACTTCGTCCCTGAACCGACCATAGGTGCCGCCATCGGCCAAGCGCCGGTCTAGCGCCCCCTTGATGTCCTGCAACACGTCCAGGCGAGCGATCCCCGTCACCGTGAACGCCCGCTCGCGGGCCGCGTCCCAGGCGTCGATGGCATTACGGCTGATCCGATAGCCGCGCCCCTTGAAATACGCGATGGC